GATCTAGTCCAACTCTGCGCAATTGACGACCAATTGCCTTGATTGAGTTCTGTAACTGAGTTAATTCTAGACATCGAGTTGTGCCCGTAAGGCACTGATCGCATTGCACACGTCACGTGCTAACCGAATTGTACCCGTTAGGTACTTAGGAGATGGCAATGAGCAACACCGATTTTGACGAGGATCTTCAAGATGAAGAAATCGAGGATGCGAACGACCAAGATGCCGATGCGGAAGGCTCCGACACATCCGAGAGTACCCCCGGACAAGATGAACAACAAGCCGAGAGCGAGGGCGGCGCCGACGGACAAGTTCGCGAGGAGCAAACCGAGAGCCGGGTACTAAGTCGTGGCGAACGGCGCTTTCAGAAACTTGCGAACGAAACACGGGAAGCAAACACCCGTGCTGAACGTCTTGAACGTGAACTGCAGGAATTTCGTGCTGAGCGGCAACGACAGTCGGCGCAGACACAGGAACGCGAACCTTCCGCCGAAGAAATGTCGTTATGGTCGACTGATCAGATCGTCCAGTACCGGCTGGACAAGGCAACCGGTAAATTCAATCAGACCCTGCAACATATGCAATTCCAGAACATGGAATCGACCGACAAGTCGTCTTTCCAGTCTCTTTGCGCATCTGACGCCAGGGCCAAGAAGTATGCCGACGAAGTTGAAACCCGTTTACTGGAGTTGCGACGGCAGGGACAGAATGCTCAGCGTGAAGTGATTCTCAAGTATGTGCTTGGGGAGAAGTTGATGCAGCAGGCACCGAAAGCTGCAGCAGCGCAACGAAAGCAGGGACAGCAACGCATCGCACGGCAACAAGGTTCAAGCCCGGCACCGCGCAGCGATACGCGCGCAGCACGGCAGGCGGAATCGGAAGCAGAGAAGCGGAATAAACGACTGGAAAATATGACCTTTTAACCGGGACGGCGCTGAACCGTCCCTCTTGATGGAGAGACGAAAATGCCGACGAACGTCGCATCAAGCTTTAGCGCCGATATAGAAGCCTATATAGCCGACGAAACATTGCCCCTCGCCCGGCGCCAACTGGTAGCTTACCAGTTTGGAGATCCCCTAACCCTTCCGAAAGGCCGTGGAACTTCTTATACCGCAACGCGGTATAACCGTGTCCCCTTGCCCTACGCGGCTCTTTCGGAAGGTGTTCCTCCGATCGGCGAGCTGATGACCATCTCCCAGGTCACGGCTACCGCACTGCAATGGGGTGATAAGATCACCATCACCGATGTTGCGGAGCTGACGATCAAGCATCCGCTGGTGGCGAAGGCCAAGGAATTGCTGGGCCTTCAGATCGGCGAAACGCTGGACCGCAACACGTTCAACAATCTGTTGGCAGGTACTCAAATCAATTACGTCAACACGCGCGGTGCGCGTGGGTCGTTGGTGTCTGGTGACGTCCTCAACCCGCATGAGATCAACCGGGCGGTGGGCGCTCTCTTTACCATTGGTGCTCCGCGATTCAGTGGTGATGAGATGACCAACACCAAGCTGCAGGCGGATGCAGGTGGCGCAAAGGCATCGTCGTCCCCCCGTGCAATGCCGCATTATGTTGCCATCCTGCATCCGCTTGTAGTGCAGGACATGCGGGAGAATTCGACCATTGTCACGGCATGGTCTTACAGCGATATCCACAGGTTATATAATTATGAGCTGGGTGAATGGGGTGGGGTACGGTTTACCTTCTCCAACCTTGTTCCGTCATTCAGCGGTTTCACGAACGCGGCAAACGGCGTGACATACACGCCATCGGCTTCCGGTGGAACGCTGACGACAGCTACTTACTATGTCCAGGTGACGGGGTCGGATGGTCAAAACCAGTATGAATCCCAGGTCTATGCGGTGTCGGGCGCGCAGTCCGTAACGGGTCCGAGTGGCTCGATCTCGGTTCACCTTCCGACGACGACTGGTTTCACTTACAATGTTTATCTCGATACTGTTAACCCTCCCGTGCATCTTGCCCAATCGGCTTCTGGCCCGACGTCAGGCCCCATGGCAGGACAGGCGGTGCAATTGACAGCAAACACGACAGCTGTTGTTACGGCTATCGGTAATGCCCAGACGCCCCCTGCTGCTCCAGCGTCTACGGTCACGACATATCCGTCTTTCATCATTGGGCGCGGGGCTTATGGACAGGTATCGCTCGACGACGTGAAGATCTCATTTCTGATGAACGCCGATAAAAGTGATCCCCTCAATCAATTGAGGGTAGTCGGCTGGAAGGTGTTCTACGGAACGCTCATCGAGAACCAGCAATTTTTCATGCGAATCGAATCGACTTCCAACTTCACCGCAACGTTTGGATAATCCATGGCTACAGGAACAATGGGATCTAATGCCACGACAAGCCTGACATCGTTGCTCAATTCCAGGGCCATGGTTCCGGCGGATTTGGCAACGATGCAGCTTGCCATCAAGGATGATTTAACCAATACCCATCCGGTTTGGCCGGGTGGGTACTCGTCTCATAACCAGCTCTTTATTCCTAACCGTGGAGTTCTTCAGGTTTTGCCCGGTGACTACGTTGGCGTTGACGTAAACGGATGGCCGATACTGGTGTCGGCCTATTCCATCGCTACCGGCGGATGGACGCATACATAATGGCCAAGCTCCCTAAACTTCCTCCGGATGCCAATTCAGACGACATTCCGGAGGACTTTCTTGCCGAAGCCCGCGAAGCGGCTATCAGGAAAAAAGCACAATTGATTGCCGAGCGCGAACTTGGCTTGCTCGATGACGGCGGGGATAAGAAAGTTGTCAAAGGGCCGTTAAAGAAACTTCCGAAGGTATACACGTTAACCCTTGAACTTGCTGAGCATTCAGATCGAATTGTCCTTGACGGCGTGACTTATTTCCATGGTGGGACTTACACGTTTGATCGGATGCAATACGACACAATCAGAGAGATCATCCATCGTGGCTTTGAGCATCAGGCCGAGATCGAGGGTAAACCCAGGTTTAACAATAGCTACCAGAAAGCGGCCAATATCAGCATCAATCCAACGCATGAGAATGCATCGGCGCAAAGCATTATCAATACATCACAAAATCTGCGCTAATGGAGAACACGGTGAAAACAACGGTTGAGACTGGTGAACCTGCAATCGGCATTTCCCTGGACTGCAAGATCAACGACCGGAGGGCATTGGTAATTCAAACCTATTTGCCGCGCGATGCTGCCAATGGAGCGGTCTACCATCTTTTAGAGAAATGCTTGCATGCGGCCGACATTCTGGAAGTTCGCTATCGTCTCAAGGACTTGAGGCTGCTTCTTGAAAAGACCCTTGAGGAATTGCCGATACATGAGCGCAAGGCCAAGGATTTTCAGGAACGGGCTTATATCAAGCACCAGCAAGGTAACCGGCGGGGTGAATTCAAGTTTTCACAGGCTGAACAATCAAGCTTTGATAACATGACGACCAACGTTGCGACGTGCCGTGAGAATATCAAGCGGTTTGAAAAAGCAATCGCTGAAGCAGAGATGGAGTTAGCTCATGCCTCTACAGGCGCAACAGATAATCAATCTAGCGCTCCAGATAGCTAAAGCCCCCGGTTACACGTCACAAGCTGGTCAAATGCTCAATGCGATTCTGTCTGAGCTATGCCAGACGTATGATTTAGTCGTTACCCGCAAGAATTATAATTTCACCTTCAACACGTCGACCACGGATGCCCTTGGTTATCAACCGGGGTGTGGCCCCAACTTCATGCCGTCGGATTATCTGCGTGCGCCGCGCAAGGGGCATTTCTTCAATATTGTCGGCACGATCTATCAGATGATCAACGTCGAACAGGCTGAGTTCGACGCTTTTGTGCAGTCGCCGGGCAATCAGGCTTATCCATCGATGTTCTATGTCGATATGGCACAGTCACCCCCTGCGCTCTATGTCTATTGGCCTGCAGGCGGCAGTTACAACGCGACTGTACGTTATTATTCGCAAATGCCGGACATCGCGACGCCTGAGACGTCGGCGAGCGTTCCCTGGTTCCCCAACACCAATTATCTTGTCC